GTACATGGACTGGCCGATCGCTGGCCCCCCCATATGTAGTAAAGGTCATAAAGTACAGACTTGAAAAATCAACTCCCCCTATGTTATAAATACTCCACACTCAACTTAGGGGTAGTTATGAATATCACAATCGAGCAACTTAGAACCGCTTTACGGTACAACCCAGAAACAGGAGAAATTTTTCGGGCACCTCACTGGAAGCCTGTATCTCTTACCGCTAAGGGTAGCAACTATCAATGCGTAGAAGTTGCGGGGCGTAGGCATTCAGCCCCTAGACTAATCTGGGCGTTAGTTACCGGAGAGTGGCCCCCTGAGGGGCCATATACTGTTCGTATGCGTGATCCAGCATTTGGTTTACGCTGGAATAATTTGTATCTAAACGGTACGGAACGAGTATGTCGTCGTTGCAGTATGTCATTACCCATAGACGAGTTTTACATCCGTGGGAAAACCAAGACTGGTAAGCAACTTTACGCTTCTTATTGTAAACCTTGTACGGTGGATAATCGTCCATCCGACTACGCTCATAGGTCTACATGTAAAAAGTATGGACTTACACCTGATCAGTATTCGCAGATGTTAGAGCAGCAAGGAGGTGGCTGTGCAATTTGCGGGGTAACTCCTAACGGAAAACGATTAGCCGTAGATCATTGTCACACTACGGGAAAGGTACGAGGATTGTTGTGTTCTCCATGTAATACCGGACTCGGAGTATTTAAGGACAATACAGATTTACTTCACAATGCTGTAAAGTATTTAGAAAAGTAATTTTTCTGTGCGTTGTTATACTCCCCTCATGCGTAAAGACGGCATACCCAAATCGTTTCAACTCGCAGGTCACACAATTACCGTAGTGAACGTCCCTGTGCGCAAGTGGAAACACGGTAAGGATTGCGTCGGCATGTGGCTTCCGTCAGAAAATCGCATCGAACTTCTGACAACTCTAAAGGGCACCCACCGCCAACAGGTTTTCATGCACGAAGCGACTCATGCTATTTTGGACACGGCCGGGTATTACGAACTCTCAGAGGACGAACCCTTGGTAGATCGGTTATCGCACTTGCTTCAGCAGATGCTCACCACAATGGAGTAGGAATGCCGCTAAAGGACAAGGAACTTGCCCGTGAACGACAGAAAGAATACTCCCGACGTTGGTACTTGAAGAACCAGAAAGATCAAATCCAGAAAAGCAAAAGCCGTAAGAAACTAAAACGCAAAGAGTGGGAGGCGTACAAAGCCAAGCAGAAGTGTTCCCACTGTGGGTTCTCTCACCCAGCCGTTATCGACTTTCACCACATAATCCGCAAAAACAAGAAGTCGGTGAACAAACTCGCTGCGGTTAAAAACAACATACCCGAAGCCATACGCGAGGCTGAGACCAAGTGCATTCCGCTATGTTCCAACTGCCATCGGATTCTGCATTGGAAAGAACATAAAATTGACAAAAAGAAATCTTCCAGATAAAAGCCCTGTATGGATTACCACCCCCTGAGACCCACTCAGTGGTCAGACAGATTAGCCTTTGATGTAGCCCTCACGTTGGAAGGAAGCGGGGAACCGCTGGCCGACGTGCTTCAGCGGCACAAGATTACATCCTCAGATATTCTCACTTTCAACGCCGATCCGATCTTTCTCAAGAAGGTCGATCATTTCCGCACGGAAGTGCGTGAGAAGGGGATAACCTTTAAACTCAAAGCTCGCGCACAGGCCGAAGAGCTTTTGACTACATCATGGCTCCTTATCCACGATCCAGCCGTCTCGCCTGCTGTTAAAGCAGACCTTATCAAATCCACCGTGAAATGGGCAGGGCTTGAGCCTAGAGACACCCCTGTGGAGCAGGCAGGTGGTGGGGTCAAGATCACTATCAACCTTGGGAATAAGCCCGAGGATGCCCGTGTCATAGACGTAACACCGGAGGGAACGGATGACGACGCTACCGACGAGTCTGAGTCGGCGCTTCCACACCACGTTTGAAGGTCACGAGGCGGCCATATTCGAGAACGCCGCAGAGTTCAACAACTTCACGTTGGCACTTAAAACCGCTGGTGTTTCGTTCAAAACCCGCATAAACAAGACCAAGCGGGCTGGGAAGAAAGTCAGGAATTTTCTCGTTATGCTCATCGAGGACACACCGCGTGTAGATTTGACATGAGTTTTATCAATACAAATGTGCCTCCCATAGAGTGTTTTGTGCGGTCGAATTTTTTGCAGAATCGGCCACGCTTTGACCCTGATGTGGATACTTACCTGCCGGTGTGCATATTCGGAGTGGCGTCGATACCGCACCGGGTGCCGCTATTTCATTTCATAATGGAAGACGAAGGGCTATGGTTTCGGATGCCGGTACATGCATTTTGCTGGCAGCCTTGCGAGCAGGATGAACTTTATAATCTTTGTTTGTGGGACAGTTTCAGCAGTCACATTGCCGTGACCCAGTTCGACTTACTGCTGGAAAAACCCATGCGGTATATCGACAGGGAAAAACACACGCGCACCGGCACCTACCAGTTCACCTTGGACTGGACGCACCCCGACAAAAACATTCCGAACCACGGCTTTAGTGAAGCGGCAGGGCAGCACAAGTGTGGGCATTTCATCAAGTTGGACAGTGGCAACTACGCCATCCAGCCGAATAATCGGATACGCTGTTTTGAGCCTAGTTTTGTAACTAAACCCGGTCAGAATGTCATCGACCGGAAACTCAACAACACCGTGTGGACTGTGGAAAATACTGCTAAATGGGTTTTGTCAGACGATGACCGGTACGACTACGAGGTGAAGGCGCGTGGCTCTGGAAATTAACTACACGCCCCCGCCTACGGCCAAGAAGTTCATGGAGTCTGATGCGCGGATGCGCGTCCTCATGGGGCCGGTCGGCTCTGGTAAGAGCGTTGCGTGCTGCTTTGAGATCGTGCGCAGGGCGAGTATGCAAGACCCTGACAAGCAGGGTAGGCGCCGCACGAGGGTGGCTGTAGTCCGTGAGACTGCACGACAGTTGCAGGATACGACCATAAAAACCTGGCTGGATTGGTTTCCGCCCGGGCAGTGTGGCGAGTACATGCGGACGACCAAGACGTATTTCTTCAAGGTCGGGGATGTCGAGAGTGAGATTATGTTCCGGGCGTTGGATGACGCCGACGACGTTGCTAACCTGAATTCGCTCGAGTTGACGTTCGCTTGGTTTAACGAGTGTCGGGATATTCACCCGGATATCGTCGATGCGATGAGTAAGCGCGTGGGGCGTTTTCCGTCTGCGAAGGACGGGGGGCCGTCATGGCACGGCATGTGGGGAGATACTAACCCGCCGACGATGGATACTTGGTGGTACTACCAGTTAGAGGGGCTTAGCCCCGTGGATGGCGTCTCGCCTAACGAGAACGGGTGGGAGGTATTTAAGCAGCCCTCCGGGCGCAGTCCCTACGCCGAGAATATCGAGAACCTGCCCGAAGGGTACTACGACACGCAGGGCCGCTCTGAGGAGTACGTCCGGGTATATATCGACGGTGAGTATGGCCTGTCATCGGCGGGTATGCCGGTTTATAAATATTTCAGGCCGGACTACCACATGGCCAAGAATCGGCTGACTCCTATCGTCAATGGGGTAAGACCCATCGTAATCGGCATGGACTTGGGATTAACACCGGCGGCCGTCATAGGACAGCAAGACCCGCGTGGTCGGGCATTGATACTGGACGAATGTGTATCGTTCGATATGGGCGTGCAGAGATTCGTGAGGACTATGCTCAAACCGCTGCTCTACGAGAGATTTCCTGCGGCTCCCATCTTGGTAGTGACCGACCCGGCCGGTATACAGCGTGCCCAGACCGACGAGCGCAGCGCCGTGGATATCATCAAAGCCGAGGGACTTAAGGTCATTTCGGCCAGAACTAACAGCATTTCTGCGCGAATTAACGCAGTAGATGAGTATTTAATGCGTCAGGTAGACGGCGACCCGGGCTTCTTGGTAGACCCCAGATGCACCCAGTTGAAAGCCGCCATGATGGGTGGATACCGCTATAAACCCAAGGGAAACGGGGATATCGACAAGAATAAACACTCCCACGTAGCCGAGGCTTTACAGTACCTGATGCTTCATATTGCGAACGCGAACGATACCAGCAAGATACCGTACCGGAGAGATGTGAAAAAGATTGCGGCGGCGGGTTGGACTTGATATGGTTATATCCGACTTCGTTGTTACCTCTCATGCTACGCTTTCTCCTGTAGCACTTTTACCCCCGGGGTTTTCCTCGGGGGTTCTTTTCCTATTGACATCTGTTATAGTTGTGGTAGAACCCGCATAACGCGGAGGAGCATTCGTATGCCGTGCAACAAACCGTATAGCGTTATGTCTAATAACCCGAAAATGTCGGGTTCTGCTGTTCCGAAGAACCTAAAGTACGGCGGAAGTTATAAAGACGGTGGATTGATTAAATCCTACGAAAAAGGTGGTTCGGTTAATTTTCCTGATTTGACTGGTGACGGCAAAGTTACTCGCGCTGATGTGCTTAAAGGCCGTGGCGTGTTTAAAGACGGCGGTATGGTCAAGTCTTACCAGAAGGGTGGGATGGTAACTAAGCCGCGAAAAATGTCGGCAGCGGAATTTACTAAGGATATGCCGGAAGACCCGCGTAAACCCGGCGCGATGATGCGGAACGTTAAGATTGAAATTGAGACGATGGTTCCCAAGCGCAAAGGGCCGGGCACGTATACCCCGCAAGCGTGGAAAGAGCGCGAGATGGAAATGTCGATGCCTGAACGTGAACTCCGTAAGAAGTCTAAGTAAACTAAATGGCTGGACTAACCTTTCTACGAGTAGTTAATAACCAGCAGCTTGCCAAAGACGAGCAGGCTGCGACAAATGCTGCGCTTGAAGCACGGCAAAATCAGCCCGTTATTCTGGGTTTGGTTGGCTATTTGCGAGAGTGTTGGGATGCGGCCCAGATGGCCAAGAAGCCCATTGAAAACGAAATGCTTCGGGCTTTGCGTCAGCGCAACGGTGAGTATGAGATCGACAAACTTGCTGCTATTCGTGCGCAAGGTGGTTCCGAACTCTACATGATGATCACTGAGGTTAAGTGCCGCGCTGCGGAGAGTTGGCTTCGGGACATTTTGTTGGACAACGGTAGCCCACCGTGGGATTTGCAGGCGACTCCGATCCCGGAACTCTCACCGACACAGGCTCGAGAGATTCAGGCTGAGTTTGCACAGAAAGTTTTGAAAATGGTTGAGACAGTTGGTCAGGCTCCTACGCCTGAGCAGATGTCCGAAATGAAGGAAATGGTTGCGCAGGATTATCGGTTCCGCATTTTGCGTGAATCGCAGGCTCGCGCTGACCGCATGAAGATTAAGATTCAGGATCAGTTCGCTCATGGCGGCTGGGAAAAGGCATTCAACGATTTTATTACTGATCTGGTTACTTTCCCGTGTGCATTTGTCAAAGGGCCAATTGTCCGGCGTCAGCGCACACTAGGTTGGAAAACACTGTCTAATGGGCAGACGATCGTGGAGCCGGTTGAAAAACTAGCCCCTGAGTATGAAAGAGTTGACCCGTTTCGGATGTACCCCGAGCCGGGTATTAGTGACATCCATGAAGGGTATATTTTCCAGCATCACCCGCTCACTCGAATGGACTTAGCCAACCTCATTGGCGTCCCGGGTTATGATGAAGATGCGATCCGCAAAGTGCTGGAAATTGGCAATGGCCAGTCCTGGATAAACGAGGATGTTGAGTTAATTAAGGACGAGGAAGAGCGCAAGTATTACTCCTACATGCGTCCTACTGAAGTATTCGATGCCCTTGAGTTTTGGGGCAAAGTCAGCGGAAAAATGCTCGTTGAGTGGGGCATGACCGAAGACGAAGTTCCAGATCAGGCTCGTGAATACGACGCAAACGTTTGGGTAGTGGGTAATTATGTAATCAAAGCGGTACTAAACTACGATCCGCTTGGAGAGAAACCGTATGCCAAAACCTCGTTCATCAAGTGCCCGGGTGCGTTCTGGGGTAAAGGTATCCCGAAAATCATCGAAGACCTCCAAAGCGTCTGTAACGCAGCCGCCCGAGCACTGGTCAACAATATGGGCATATCGTCTGGCCCGCAGGTGGAAGTTAACCTTGAGCGTATTCCACCGAATGAAGACATCACTCAGCTTTCACCTTGGAAGATTTGGCAAGTTACTAACGACCCTCTTGGATCAAGTGCTCCAGCCGTTCGATTCTCGCAGCCTGACTCCCGTGCAAGCGAACTTATGGCGGTTTACGAAAAGTTTAGCCGTCTTGCTGATGATCATTCTGGTATTCCTGCTTATGTATATGGCGATTTGAATGTGCAGGGGGCTGGGCGTACTTCGTCTGGCCTTTCGATGCTCATGGGTGCTGCAGGCAAAGGCATCCGCCAAGTCGTTATGCACATTGACATGGATGTGGTTAAGCCTATCGTCGAACGTCAGTTCATTTACAACATGCGTTATGACGAGGATGAATCCATCAAGGGTGATGTCGAGGTTATTGCCAAGGGTGCAATTAACCTTGCGGTGAAGGAGACCGTTAATCTCCGCAGAATTGAATTTCTCAACGCAACCGCCAATCCGATTGATATCGAGATTCTTGGTAGAGATGGCCGCGCAGCGATTCTTCGTGAAGTGGCTAAAGGGTTGCAAATGCCTGTGGATGAAGTTATCCCCTCTCGGGAAAAAGCTGATTTTGAGGCTAGGACACAAGCCATGGCGATGGCTGCTGCACAACAGCAGGCGCAGCCTGAAGGCTCAACTCCGACACTTCCAGATGGCTCTCCCAAAGGCGGGGTAGAGGCTACTACCGTTCGTGGCCCTAGTGGGAGGGCGGCATGATCCGTCCCGAACCTAAGGTCATTAGGGCCGTAGCCCAAGCTGTCCGGCAGTACCCAGAACTTCTGGCGTATTTGCAGGAGTGGCGTATGCACGAGCTTGAGAACCTTCCCAGTGCAGTGAACAACGCGGCAGTTTCCCAGGGGCGCTGCCAAGTTTTAGGTGAACTATATAAGTTTGCCAAGGATGCCCCTGACTTGGCGGCAAAGATTTGATCTCGCCGTCTAATTAGCGCATACCGATAGGAGCGTACACATGGCACTTCCAGAGCAAATTCGTAAACAGTCCGAGGCCGTTCAGGAGCTTTACAAGCAACTTAATGCAGCCGCAGAGCAGACCAGCGAGAGCAAGGCTCCCGCACAGGAGGTTACTGCGCCGGTTGAGAATGCTGAAGCCGTACAGGCCGACGAGAGAACTGAAGCGAACAATGCTGCTCCATCACCGGTAGTTGAGCAGAAAACTGGTGATGCAAAGATTTCGGAAGATGATCCCAATTCTGAGACTTATGCTCAGAAATGGCGAACTCTGCAGGGTATGTACAACGCTGAAGTTCCACGTCTGCATTCGCAGAACAAGGAAATGCAACAGCGTATACAGCAAATGGAGCAATTGCTTGCTTCGCTTTCGGCACAACAGGCTGCCCCTCAACAGTCCGTGCAGGTTGAAAAACTTGTAACGGATAAAGATGTTCAGGAGTACGGTGAGTCTATTGATGTTATGCGTAGGGTGACACGCGACGAACTTGGTTCTGTTGCAAATCGCATTGCGCAACTTGAAAACGTAATCAAGCAACTTCAGACCAGTGTTGTTCCGCAGGTACAGGCTGTTGCCCAAAAGCAAGCCGTGTCTGCAGAGCAGCAGTTCTGGGCTGATCTGGCTAACACTGTTCCTAATTGGCGGGAAGTCAATGACAATCAGGAGTTTCAGACCTGGTTGCTTGATATTGATCCGCTAACTGGCATCAGTCGTCAGACCTACCTTGAGGATGCACAGCGTTCGTTGGATTCCCGACGAGTCGCCAACTTCTTCCGTGCTTGGCTTGAGAATACTGGACAAGCCTCTGTTGCTCAATCCGCGCCGCGCGCGCCCGCGCCCGAACTGGAAAAGCAAGTTTCCCCTGGACGTTCTAAGAACTCGGGAACTCCGCAAGCCAGTAAGGCTCGTGTCTATACCCCGGCTGACATTCAGAAATTTTTTAACGATGTACGGGCTGGTAAGTACAAGGGACGAGAGCAGGAGCGTGATCGGCTTGAACGCGATATCTTTGCCGCACAGCGGGAGAATCGCATCCAACTTAATGCGTAATTAGAAGGAGTTTAAAATGTCTTATCC